TCAATCCCCGATGGAAAGCGTCGAGGGATTAACGCGCCTCAGGAGACGATCTCCAGCCCCCGTTCGGCGGCTGATCTGAGCGATATCGACGACAATCTCAGTGAGACCTTCCACCCCGTCCTCAAACTGTGCGCCGGCCGAATATTGCCAAACCGGGGTATTGAGTTCGGTGGTTCTCAGGATTTCCCCGGTATCGGGGTGGCGGACAGATACGCTGTAGGCTTCAAGCTCTTCGCTCAGCGGAATGGCGCTGTCGACCCAACTGTCCGCCTCAAGGCGATCCCGCCGTGTCCAGCCAAAGGTCAGGGTTCCGTCTGCTTCTGAACGCGAGACACGCAAGTGCACTGGAGACAACGTCACCAATCCCCGCCCGACAATTCCTATATCAAGATCGATATTTCTAGGATCCGACAAGGCTCCACCGGTGGGAACAATCCTGAAAGGCAGTGTCTTTGCCAATTGAGCGCTATCGATTTCAAGCGGCACAATGGCTTCGTCCAAAAGAACGAAACGAGCACCTGCCCCTGCCCCCTCCAGTGCGGCCGCTTCAGTTCCCAGTTGCCCCCGTAGCAAGGTTTTCAGCCGCCACAGAGAGGGGCCTATCAATTCAGCATCGGCAAACTGCAGGATTTCCCAAGTCCCTTCACTGGATTCGATTGCTGCTGCATTTGTTCCTGCAAACAGGCTGGATTGATCGACGGAAGCCAGATCGCCGCCCGAAAGTTTGACATCAACGACGCTCGCATGATCCCAACTGAAGCACTCCCGCCCCGTCAGTTCAGTTTGCAATGTGCCAATGACTGCCGACACCCTCAGTGTTTGCCGATAGGAGAAGCCAATATTACTGCTGCCCTCATAAAGCCCCAGCCCGCCCGGCCAAGGTGAGCAATAACTCGCCAGATACGGCGCATGAGAATACCCGGTCTTGCCGGGCAACAATGGCAGATCAAGGACCACGCAGACAGGCAGAACGACAGAAGGCATCGAATGCGACGTTGCGCGGATAGTCTGGGCATAGGGAACCGCATTGCGAGGGGCGGTCAGACTGGCCGAGATTTCCCGAGCGTCTCCATCCTCGATATCGTCAATCCGATAGACTTGCTGATAACCTTCCGATTCTATGGAAACAAGATCGCCAGCTTCCAGCTCCAGCTTAGACATGGGAAGCTTGAAACTGGCTGTATGGCGCTCGTAATTGCTTTGCCTGAGCCAGTTTCTCGCCGCATCGACCATGACGGGCTCCGTGGAAATGACAGCGAGGGATTGTGCGCTTTCCAGCTTCGTCCGGGCGCTTGGCTGATCATAGCGGGCCACCGATTGCCGGTAGTCCTGAAACAGCTCATTGAAGGAAAGTGTGACACTGCTGGACTCATTTTCCCATGGGTCGATCTGCTTGCTGACAAGAGGGGCCTCTTCCACGTCGACAAGCAAGCTTTCGTCGATAACTGCAGAAATACGCCTATCCCGCTTTTCAAAGCGAAGCCTGTCACCACTTGTGATGAAAGATATGTTGAAGGCATCGCAGAGACTTTCAAGTGCAGACCGCAAGGACATGCGTCGCTCAATGACAAATCCGTCGACGACGGAGGTGATGGCGTTCAGATCAGAAGCACCAAGACCGTAGTCTTCCATCACCGTCTTGATGATATCCTGCAGTGGCGCATTGCCCAGTCGACCGTTGAGCCAATGGCCGGTGTGCCAGGCATCTCCGTCTGCCCAGGTCGCCCGGCTCAGAGGAAATGCAGGAAATGGCCGCGCGTCCCATGCCCAAAGATACATCTGGTCCGCATCCACCATGGAGCCTCCATAAAGAGCGGACACGGGGTTTTTGTTTGCGCTATCCGCCTGCCAATAATCAAGACTGGCTGTCAGCATGGAGCGCTGCGCCGCATCACTGCGTGCGCCGGATGAAAAATACGGCAAGGCACTTTCCGAAGACTTTGCATCCGGAAAGACATTCGGCTGATTGGGGCCCATATGGACGGCAGGGCATCCAAGTTCGGTAAACCAGATCGGTTTGGAACATGGCACCCAAGACGTTGCAAATGTGCTTTCAGCACCGTCTGGCCGATCAAAATGCGGGTTGGACCACCAGCTTGCCAGATCCTTGTAGCGAAAGACCCAGTCCTTGCCTGCGGCTCCGTCCGTGATCGGCGTTCTGATCTGCTTCTCCCGGTCGGCATGGCTGCCATAGTACCAATCAAACCCCTCGCCTCCGGCGACATTGCCCTGCAAGTAGGCTGTTTCGAGCCCCGTATCAGAGACTGAGGCGTCAAGGTGGGCGTCCCCAACCCGCCAATCAGACAGGGGCATGTAATTATCGATGCCAACCGCATCAATGTTGTCGTCAGCCCACAATGGATCGAGATGAAACCGCACGGCTCCGCTGCCATCCTGCGGATGGTGACCAAAATACTCGCTCCAGTCTGCAGCATAGGTGAGTTTGGTGCTCGCACCGAGTACATTGCGGACGTCAGAGGCAAGCTCCTTGAGCCGAGCAACGAAGGGATATCCCTCTTCCGCGTCTCGCAGTTGTGTCAGCCCTCTCAGCTCCGAACCGATCAGAAATCCCTCCACCCCACCGGCATCATTGACCAATTGGGCGTAATGCATGACAAAGCGGCGATAGTTCCATTCCTGCAGATCGTAGAAGTGAGTAACTTGTTCTGTGGCCACCACGCTGTTGTCAACCGACCCGTCCTGATCAGGGCCGGGATAGCATGTGATCCGCCCCCGCCACGGGAACGCTGCCTGCTCTCCGGCTCCATAAGGATCGGGAAGGCCATTGCCCGCAGGAATATCCATCATGATGAATGGATAGAGGGTCACCTCCAATCCACGTTCCCTGATGGCGGCAATCGCATGCAGGACAGACTCGTCTGACGGCGTGCCGCCATAGGCAGGGCGTCCATCGGTAAGGCTGACCCGATCAACCTCGGATCGGGCCAAACCAGCCACCGACCACTGGCTTGTGTCTGTCACCTTTGTGGAATCGTCAACTTTAGGCTGGATCGCGCACTCACCGGCTCGAAGATCGGAACCGAACCAGGAAACCACAAGGGCGACGCGGACGAGGTTCGGGCAGAGAGCAATCAGGTGATCAAGCGATACCTCAAAATCGGTTCCGGGTTCATAGGAGTGCCGGTTTTCCGAACTCCACTCGCCCTCGGCATCCTTGCGGGATACCTCGGTAGTATCGTAGCCAAACTCGGTCGCACCGGGGATCATCACGACCGATCTCACTTGCGTCTCCAGCGCTCCGATTGGTCGCACGACCTCAAAGGACAGCTGCGGAATCCGGTTACCGAAGTCTTCCAGTGGCAATTCCTCAAACACCACATAGGCAAGTCCTCTATACGCAGGAGCCTTGCCCGCGCCCTGCTTGGCCTCGATCAGACTGTCGGGAAGCTGATCGTCCGTTCCCCGATACACCCTATAGGTGATATCATCGAGATCAAGAACCGTGCCATTGGCCCAGATACGGCCGATATAGGCGATCTCGCCTTCACACAGACCAACGGCGAAATTGGCTGAATAGCTATAGGTGGTCTCGGTGGTCGTAGACCCCATGCCGCCTTTTGAAGCGCCGGTCTGTCTTTTTCGCGAGGTGACTTCCTCAACAAGGTTGGTCGCCCATATAATCTGCCCGGTCAAACGGGCCCGGCCATAAAGGCGTGGAATAAACGCTCCTTCCGTCGATGTCTGCACCGTCAGGTCGGAAAGGCTGGTGCCAACCACCGAACGCGAGGAGCCAAAAAGCTTCTGATCGACATAAGCGCCACCGACAGCACCAAGTGCGCCACCGATTGCAGCACCCAGCGGTCCGAACAGGGCACCGCCGACAACGCTGCCTGCCGTTTTCAAAACAAGAGTGGTCATGATGCTCCTTTCCCGGTCTCATCACTCTGCCGGAAGGATGGAAAGGCATAGACACCGCACAGATGACGCTGCCACCAGGGTGAGAAGGACACCAGACTGACGCACGCCCCAGCCTGCGCATGAATAAACCGGCTATCGTCGACCAGAATGCCGGCATGTTTGGCGGGAAACCCTTTTCGATAGCGAAACAACAAAATATGGGCTGGCTGCCACGCCTCGGCATCAACCGGCAGCAAATACCGTCCTGCTGCATTGGCCAGCGTTTCTTCGCTGTCAGCGTCAGCCCAGTCCGGATTATAGGCCGGCGGTGTTTCGGGGGTCGGCCAGAAGGCGCCATAGACACCCCGGATCAGGCCAAGACAATCACAACCGGCCCCTTTGCAACAGGCCTGATGCTTGTAAGGAGTACCGATCCAACTCATGGCCTCTTCAAGGATCATCGCCGCACTCACAGATATTCTTTCTGCGTCAGTCATGGGTTAGTCCTCGAAAAGCGCAGAGCCGTCACTTTGCTGGGAAAGCTCTGGATAGGTCAGGATGAAATCGTTCCCGGGCATGTGGGGGAAACCGCGAAAATTGAGCTGATTGGCAAACACGGTCCTGCAGGTCGAAAAGCTCTTGTCACACCCGACGGAAACCTTCACGCGATCGCCTACCTTGATGCCGGAATGAACTGGCAGCCAGAGTTCCACCAAATCCGCTTGACCTGATTGTTGATGGGAAAGAATGTCAAACGTCATACCCTTTGCAGCACCGGATTGGAGCAGCAGTTGCCCCATGGCAAGCCGCCCGGCTTCAGGCTGGCTATCGAGTATCAGCTCAAGCCAGGTTTGGGATGAGATTGCGGTTACCTCGCCTTCGAAACTCAGCCCCAGGGCGTCTAGATCAAGGCTGCAGCGCGTATCCCCCACATTGGCGTCGCAACGATACTGATAGACACGCCCCTTGTCCTGTTCCATGTCGATAGAGAGGGAGCGGATCTCAGCCTGAAAATTCTGGCTGTCCCGCTTGATCTCGCCCAGATAGCCGCTGCGCAGCAATACGGCCTGCTCCGGGTCCTGCCAGTTCACGCGCCAGGTCTCGATTGTCGCCGCATCATAGCGTCCGCTCATGAGATCCGCCTCGGTGATGCGATCAGAAGAAAGCGCACCGGCAATTTCCTGATCGTCGCTGGCAAATCCATCACTCTGACGAATTTCAGAACCAGTGAAGCCAGCATCGGGTTCACAAGAAATGCCTTGCAGCTCTATTGGTCTGTCGTGATCGGTAAATCCAAGAGCGAAGCCATCAGAGCGCTTGAGGATCCAACATGTGGCAAGCGTCGTTACACCGCTCGCAAGATGGGCGGCCAATGCATTGGAAAGAGTCTTCACAGCTTGATCTCCACCAGTGGGATGGTTGGAATGTCGCCAGCTTCAAAAGCACTGAGGGAGAACTCGAGTTTATCGATGTCAAAGCGAACCGGCACATCGAATTTGAAGCCAGCAGTCATCATCACCCCTGCGAGAGGCGCTTCATCGAAGGTGACAAGCCCGGTCTCCGGATCGAGCGAAAAGGCGGTTGTTTCAACCCCGTCGAGTGCGACCCTTACCGTACCAACAACCGGCTTACCAATTTTCCTCTGATAGGGAGCGTGGAGCGCACCATAGGTCTTTGACAGCTGAAAGCCGGTCTGTTCCCCATCACCGCTGCCGATGACCTGATCGGTTGGCTGCAGTACCTTGCCGACAGCACAGGAGGCATGGTCGAAGGGATCGCGGAAACGAAAACCATAGAGCCGCCCGCGCCGCTCCTCGAAAAAAGCGATAACCGTTTGCAAATCGGCAAAGGAGCGCACACCAAGCCCGGCATCATAGCTCCGTCGTGAATCGGCCCAGCGGGCGTTTCGTTCCTCAAAGCCGGATGCAAGGGTCACCACGTCCGTTCGCCGCTCCGGTCCACCGGACGCACCGAACCCGACATCAAGCGGGAAGCATATTTCATGAAATCCAGTCATTGACTTGTCCCGATAGGCAAAAAAAGGGTTCGTTTTCCTTAGATAGAAAACAGACCCATATGCCTCTGTGTGTCACATTATTAAGAGTTGAACGCCTCGGGAGCCGAGGGGCCATGTCGCTCAGCTTCAAAGGCCGCGGCGCCCGCGGCCAACCACCCGTGCCAGTCGGGTTGCAATCTGGTTTTCCGACTTTGAAAACGAGCTGGCATCGGGGGTGCTGATATTCATGACGATGTTGACCGCCTGCCCTCCGCCGCCCGGCATGGCGACGCCGAGCCTGCCGTCGGCGCCACGCTGAAGCGGCATGATAGCCTCTGCCCCCGCCTCGCCCATGAGGCCGGTGCCTGAGCCTGTCGGAAAGAGCGAAGGCGTCGAAACCACACCGCCTTTGGCAAAAGGTGTCAGCCCGCCAAGAAACGAGGCGAGCCCGCCACTACTGGAGGAGGTAAGCGAAGAGAAGAGCCCCGAAGCTAGGCTTGAGACTGAACCGGACAGGAGTTGCCTGAGCGGCTCCAATCCAGCGCTGAGCGCGCTTTTGCTCAGGTCCTGAGCCAAGCCGCTGAAAACATCCTCAAGGCTCTTACCTCGAACAATGGCATCTTCAAATGCATCTGCCACCTTGTCGCCGAGCCTGTCGGCCTGTTTCTGAGCCGCCGCCATGTCCTTGGTGAAGGACTTCATATCCGCTTCGACCTTGACGACGGCCGTTTCCACGACTTCATCAGCCATGAGAGTTCCCTTTCCTCTTGCCATTTACAGGCAAGAAATGCATTCGGTTTAAGGCTGGGCACCTGACTGGTCAGGAAATGCTGCGCAGAGCAAATCCAGTTCCCGGCGGCTGAGATTGCTGGCCCGCTGCCCTGGGAAGGAAACGGCCATCAGGATTTCCGTTGGCGTGGCCGCCCAGATTGTTTGTGGCGACCAGCCGAGGCGCTGGCTTGCCAATGCAAACAGAAAAAGCCAGGGGAACTTGGAGGCATTCGTGGCCGGTCCTCCTGAGGCGGACCGGCCTAAGTGGGGTTTGGCAAGGATTGCCCTCCAGTTGCAGCATCTTCAAGATCGGGGCTGAAAGTCTCCCTGAGCAGATCGACCAGCGCCGCAGTCAGAGCGGCAGCTCCACCCTTGCAGCGCATGGCGGCGGCTTCCCTGTCCGAGATCTCAGCACCCCCGGCCCGCAGGGCGGCTCCAAGGATCTTGATGAGATCACCACTTCGAACCCTGCCGCCTGAAAAGCGTTCGGCGAGAGAGCCGATATTGTCCAACTCCATGCTGTCTTCCAGTTCGGCGAGCGCTGCAAGGGTCAGACAGAGCCTGTAGGTCTGATCGTCAAGGCAGATGGAAATTTCACCGCGTCGTCTGTTTGCCATCAGATTACCCCTCAGGCTGCAGAGAAGGTCAGGGCACCAGCGGATTCGAGCGCCATTTCGAAGGACAGCTCGTTGTCATGCTGGCCGGAATATTCCAGCGCAGTGATCTGGAACGGGCCTTCCAGAGTGCCAAAATCGGGAATGACGACTTGCCAGCTGGCGATGGTACCATCAAAGAACAGCGACCGGATTCGCTCATCGCTTTCGCCATCCTTGAAAAGGCCGCTGCCAGACAGGCTGGCGCGGCGGCTACCCGCCCCTTCCAGCAGCTCGCGCCACCGACCTGCGGATTCGGAATGGCTGATGTCAACACTTTCGGCGTTGAAGGAAAGCGAACGGGCGCGCAAACCGGCGACCGTGATGAAGGCATCATCGCCCGCGTTACGGACCTTGAGCAGAAGGTCTTTGCCTTTCTGTGCAGTCATGGAAATGTCTCCTGGAATGTCAAGAAAATAGGGATCCGATCAATGGGCCGGATTAGACGGCCCGTTGGAAAGGGCTTCGGTTACCGCCCTGATCTGCATGATGCCCTGCAGCAAATGGTTCTTGCGGTCAGGCCGCCAGTCCTGTCGCTCGATCAGCAAATTGATCAGCGCATGGTCGGTCATGGGAAGGTGAACGTCCGGGTCCAGCAACTGGGAACGAAGCAGCGCGAAGATCTCCTGCTGCTTCAGGCGATCCTCACTACCAGTCCAGACAGTGATGGCAATGCGATGTTCGTCCCCCTGTTCCGTACCGGTGCTCCAGTCACGGGAGTAGGTGGTGGAGAGCGTCAGATAGGGGAACGGACTGTTGCGCTTGGGCTCATCATAGAGACGAACGCCGCCGAGCAGAGCTATCAGGTCTTCATTGCCCTTGAGTACAGTCAGGATGGCCTGTTCCAATTCTCGGGAAGCCAAAAGCGTCATGATTGCCTCCTGTGGTAGGCCAATTCTTGCAGCAGGCTGGCAAGTGGGGCTGCGGGCGCGATATCCCGGTCACCGAAGGTGTCGCGCACAAGCCCGACACCGGAGAGGTGCAGCTCCGTTTGTCCGTCCGAGTGAGAGGTCTCGACATTGAGGGCCAACCCCTGCGACGCTGCCGCAGCTTCCAGCCCTTCGGCCAAAGCAGCAACACGCGTGGATAGAATGCCCTCGGCAAGCCCATTGATGTGATTGCTCATGTGTCGGCCCCCAATCGCTTTCGTGCCTTGATGACCAACCAGCATTGCCGAACATCAGGATCCTCAACGCTCAGGCAGTCATAGAGCTCGCCCCGGAAGCGAAGAGCGGTGAGGTCTGCAAGGTCATCACGAAAACGCACGACAAATGAGAGTATGGGAGAATTGGCGCTCTGCTCCGCCTCCGAGCGCTCACTGGCATCAGATGCCAGAACGCCCGCCCAGACAAGGGCAATTGCTGCGAGCGCCTCAACGCCATTCCATGGCGTCTCATCCGCATAGACAGGTTTGAGCAATTCGATCCGGTGTCGAAGACCTGCCGGGTCGAATTGCATGGGAGTAAGGCCAGCTTGTGCCAACACACCCTCCTTGTTGAAATAAAACAGATATCGTTTCTCTTGAAACGAGCTAGAGACGCAGATTGCGATAGGGCGCGATCAACGGTTTCAGCGCCCCAGCAAGAGCTGGGATCAGTGATGGATCGGCGATCAGGCGCCGTTCGTACCATTCGGCGACGATCATCTTCATCGCCAGCTGCAACGGCTCCGGCACATCCTCGGCCGTCGGCCCGAAGCCGGTTTCGATATCAATTTGCAGGCGTTGTTTCCCCGACAGCAGAAAACCATCAAGATTGGCAAGGGTTGCCGGATTGTCCGTCTGGAAAATCGACAATCCCGAGACATCCAGCTCGGTTGCTGTACCGTCGGCCTCGACGACCGATAATGTAAGCAGTTCGGCAACAGGCTGAAGTGGCAAGCGGAATGTCTCACCCAATGGGCCTTCGAGCAGAACACGCCAGGTCTGGGAAACGAGGTGATGACCGGTCATGTGCTCCAGATGCACGCGGGCAGCACTGAGGAAGGCCCGCAGCAGATCATCCTCGGCATCCTGATCGATTTTCAGATAAGCCTTGATATCGGCAAGGCTGACCGGCTCCACTTGAGGAGCAGTCAAAAGCATGGCAGGCATATCGGCACCATTGCAAATGAAACAGTCAAGGCATCTGGCGATGCAACTGATTCAACAAAGAAAAAATGCCTTTGCCGGGAGGGAGAAAACCGGCAAAGGCACAAGGTGGGGCGGAGCATGCTCCGCCCGCGGGGTCAGATCATCAATCAGGCAGAAAACTGCAAAAGCTTGATGGCGTCATAGTCCTGCACACCACCACCGACACGCTTGGTGACATAGAACAGGACATAGGGTTTGGACGAATACGGATCGCGCAGAATGCTGAGGCCGAGACGGTCGACAATCAGATAGCCGCGCTTGAAGTCACCAAATGCCAGAGCACAGGCGTCCGCCGCGATGTCCGGCATGTCTTCTGCTTCCGTGATGGCATAGTTGAGCAACGATGCCTTGGCACCAATGGCTACTGGCGGCTGCCAGAGATAGTTACCATCGCTGTCCTTGAGCTTGCGGATCTCGGCCTGGGTGGTGCGGTTCATCACGAACTGGGCATTCTGGCGATATCCTGCCTTGAGGCTGTAGACCAGATCGATCAGCGGATCCCCCGGATTGGTCGCCCCGAAACCACCAGCCGTGCCGGTGGCAATGGTCCCCAGCTTGCCCCAGACCCAGGCGCTTTCCGCGACAACATCCTCAGCCATGAAACCCTTCGGCTTGTTGATGCCATCCCCATTGACAAAGGCTGCGCCCTCCTGTTCGGCGAAAGCGGTTTCCACCTCGGCGGCGATCCACTCCTCAACGTTGATGGCCGCGTCTTCCAGCAGGCTCGGCGTGGCCGCCGGCATGGCATAGAGTTCCATGGCGGTGTAGGACAGCTCGGCAAGAGACGATGCTCCGGTCTGCGGACGGGCAGCGGTTTCCCCTACCCAGCCGACTTCCGGACCAGATTTTGCGAACGGTTTCTTGAGAGTGGAACCGGAGATTTCACGCACATCGGCGATGGCGCGGATCGGCGAAATGGCGGCAAGACGGCGACCGACCTCGGCTTCAACCAGTTCCGGCACCAGATAACCACCGTCCGGATCGGAACTGATGGACATGGCCTTGGCTTCCAGATCACGCAGATCCTGCTCGACGCCAGAACGGATGTAGCGATCAAAGGCAGCCTTGTGCTCCATTGCCCGCAAAGACAGGGGAGCCGCATGGCGAGCCGCAACAAAGCCATCGCCCAGAGACGGACGGCGCGCCTTGAGGATGAGGTTGTCGAGTGCCGACTGCTGATCGTCCAGGGCCTTGGAGATGCGGTCCACCTTATGTTCGGTGAGCCCATCGACAGAGCGCTTTTCGATCTCCTGCAAGCGATCATCGTTGGCCCGCTTGAAGGCTTCGAAGGAGACGAGGAAATCGTCAAAGGCCGCACCGAGCTCGCCATTGACCAGCGATTTCGTTTCAGGAGACGGAGTATTCAGTTCTTTCATGAGGAAACTCTTTTCGTTTGAAATGAGTGGCAATTTGCGATTGGCTCAAGCCTGGTGTTTGGTGGCCCTGAGCATGGCCCGGGTCATGGTGTGAAGGCTGGCAATCGCGCTTGAAGGCTCAAGAAAGGCAGCGTCCTGCATGCCACCGAGGCCGGAAAGACCGTGGGCCATCAAGGCCCGGGCCTGTGAACGGCTCAGCCCAGCGTCCTGCATGAGCTTGCGTTCCAATTCTCTTTTGCTGAAGGGAGGGTCTTCAGGCTTCAGTGCCGCAAACAAACCCTCCCCGGATTTGACGGACGAAATGCGGGCATCCGGCTGCATCGGGAAGGTGACAACCGAGATTTCCCAAAGGTCCAGTTCCATGAGGTAGCGAATGCCGCTCTTGGCATCCTTCTGCCCGCGAATGGTGCGAAAGCCAATGGACAGACCGTCCAAAATGCCCGCCTTCATCATGGACAGGATCTCGCGTGCCTTGGCCACCTCGGTTGCCAGCTTGCCACGGACGAACAGCCCCTTGTCATCCTCACGGATCGTCAACCACTGGCCGATCGGCTGGGCCGGGTCGTGCTGGTAGAGCAACTTGATGCCCTCAAGGCCATGCTGGGCGAGGCTCTTGGCAAAGGCCCCGGGCTGGATCACATCGTGTCCCAGATCTTCCTTGCCAAACAGGCAGGCATAGCCCTCGAAGACACCGTCATCGCCGACAGTTTCCAGCGCCGATGACAGCGCCTTCTTCTCCGTGAGCTGAGTGCCGCAGCTTTTGACCTCGGCACGCTTCGTCAAATTTTTCATAGGCTTATACCTGATCTCTTACATTGAAGTCGAAATAAGGCGGATACGCGCAACCGGCTCGTGGCCGATGTGACTTTCCAGCGAGCGGGAGAAACGGGCAAAGACCTCCCGGTGATCGAGCCGTCTTTCCTGCCTTTCTGACTGACCGGAATGTGGTTGATCACTCGAACAGGCTGGTGAGACGGGCGATTTCCTCGACGAAGTCCTGAAACCGCTTGTTGGATGCGGCCTGCTCGCGCAGGCTCCAGACCAGAAGACCACTGGCCGCGCTCGCCCAAAGGAAAAGTGCGACATGGGCGAGATCGCCTTTTTCGGCAAAAATCTGCAAAGCATCTGCCACATCATTTCCCTCCCCGGTCCGCATTCCGAGCAGTTTCAACAGGCTCGGTGAGCGGGCTGTACCCAACCGCAATGCGCTTTTCACTTTCCGTGAGGAAGGCGGCATTGCCGACCCGGTTCCACAGTGCCTCTCGCTCGCTTGCCAGTGCCGTGATGTGATCGAGATCGATCTTCAGCTCGAAGGCGTCGTCATAGGCTGGAGAGAGCCAGCGGGCGATATTCTGCAGACAGCGATTGGCAAGCGGCAGCACGGTCTGTCGCCAGAAGGCGCGGTTGGCTTCGGCATAGTTGGCATAGGTGTTGTCGCCGGGAATGCCAAGCAGCATCGGCGGCACCCCGAATGCCAGGGCGATCTCGCGCGCGGCGCTGTTCTTGGCGTCGATGAAATCCATGTCGCGAGGCGACATGCTCATGCTCTTCCAGTCCAGGCCACCTTCCAGCAGCAAGGGTCGCCCGGCATTCATCGCGCCCTGGTAGCCCTCTTCAAGCTCCCGTTTCAGGCGTTCAAACTGCTCGTCGCTGAGGTTTCCAGCCTCCGAGGCTGCATAAACCAGTGCGCCAGAGGGGCGAGCCGAATTGTCCAGCAGCGCCTTGTTCCAGCTAGCCGCTGCGTTGTGCACATCAAGGCTGACCTGGGCCGCTTCCAGAGGACTGAGGCCATAGTGATCATCGTGAGGATGAAACAGCGTGATATGCAGAATGGGCGGCAATGGCATCGCATCGTCAGACTGCAAAAAGCGCACGGACTTGCCACCGATGGTGTAGTCATAGGCCTCCGGCCAGCCGTTCGACCCGGGCACGACTTTCATCCGGTCGGGCCGCAGACAATACAGCTCCCTCAAACTGCTGGCGCCATACACCGCCTCGACATAGGCGTTGCCCGATACGAGCAGATGGCCGTAGAGGCTCTCAAGCCATGTCGCCCCGTCCTGCCGTTCATTAGGCTGACGCAAAAGGGAAAGGACCGGATGCTCGGTAAGCCGCTCCCCACCGACCAGACAAAAGATTGTGGCAGAGGCCGCAGCTTCTGAAATCATCCGGATCGAGCGATAGACAATCGGGTTGCGGGCATAGCCCTGCATGGCGAGCGCAGCATAATCTCTTGGCGTCCAGCGCGGTCGCCCAGTCTGGTGCACCGCGATGAGAGCGCCGGTGCGAGAGCTTTTGCCTTCCAGATCGGTCCCTTCCATCGCCATGTGGGGAGGTTGGGGAGTGGATGGCTGATTTTTGGACGAGCGCGTTCGCGCCGGCCCTTTCAAGGTCCAGCGAAGCATGTGCTTCTTCCTTCCTTTCATGAAGTGTCAGATTGCCCGAACTTTCGGTTGCGACCGATCGCTGAGGCAGAGATGCGTCACGGCCCAGACCATTGCGTCAAGCCGGTCGGGGCTTTTGCCAGACGACAGACCGTCCAGTCCGAAGTCACACATTTCATCTTCCAGTTCGGCCATGTTACCGACATGGCGCACCCTGCCCTGCTCATAGAGAGCACTGACGGGTTCGGCGCGCAGATATTTCCCACGCGTTGCCCGCACGGGCCGAACAGGCACAGTCGCATCGATATTGCCGAGAATGGTGGTCACCATTTCCCCGCCCTGATTGACCTCGGCCACCACGCAGTCAGCCTCGAAGCGGTTATAGAGCGCGATGGCCTTGGTCGCCCAGGCTGTCGGGCTGGCGCTGGTCAGCGTGCTGTCCCTGAGGATGAAGCACAAACCGTCTGCGTCTACTCCCGCCACCACCAACCCGCAGGCATCGGCGCTCTTGCCCGAGGTTGCGGGCGGGTCGACAGCGACCACAATCCGGCTGAGGGTTGCGGGAGGATCATCAACCCTCAGCCGGTCGAGCTGATCGCGCTTCCACAGCGCGTCGGCCCTGTCTTCGATCAGTTCACCATCCAGTTCCTGCCGTCCGAGGCGCGAGCCTTCATAACGACGCACGATGGTATCGAGAAATCCCGGCGCCAGATTGGCCAGATTGGCCCGCGTCGGCGCGTGGCTGATCGCGGTGACAGGTTCGGCCATCAGCCGTTTGAGCAAGGGTGTCGGCTTAGGCGTTGTGGTCACGATCTGGCGCGGCTTTTGCCCCAGACGCAGGCCAAACTGGAGCATGTCCCAGGTGGCCTCGGCATGGCGCCACTTGGCCAACTCATCGCCCCAGGCCGCATCAAACTGTGGCCCGCGCAGGCTTTCGGGGTCTTCGGCCGAGAAAATCTGCGCCACCGCGCCGTTTGGCCATTCCAGTCTGCGGCGGGAAGGTTGCCAGACCGGTCGATCTTCCTTTGCGTGAATGGCCAGAAGGCCGGACACCCCTTCGACCATGACATCACGAGCGTCCTGAAGGGTTTCGCCGATAAGGGCAATCCGACCGTAGGAGTGCGCAGCGAACGGCGGCCTGCCCTTTACCAGCGCTTTGACCCATTCGGCTCCGGTGCGCGTCTTGCCCGCACCACGGCCCCCCAGAACCAGCCAGGTGATCCAGTCTCCTTCTGGCGGCAACTGATCCGGCCTTGCCCAGAGTTCCCAGTCGTGAAAGATCCGCCTCAGTTCAGAGGGGCTGAGGCTCGCCAGAAAGCTCGCCTGCTGTTCCCTGCTTGAGCCCAT